CTCATGTCAATTGACTATGGTGAACATATTAGGGATCCTTTTGCTGGTTCTGCTGTTGAGAATAACACCAGAGATAAGTATTATGACTTTGACTTCCTATCACAGGATGATGAAGATTTAAATGATATTATATCAGATGACACACCATTTGATGATATCATTGATTTATCTGACAATTTGGATATGTAGTTTTAAACTACCAACTACCCTTAAAATGAGTAATTAAGGACTTAGTATCTACTCACAAATCAATTTATTTATTAATTTTTTAAAACCTTTAAAGATGAACTCTAAAGTAATCGTATTGTCTGATGACACAACAAAAGCAGTAATTGAAGTATCTAAAAATAACCCTGATTATGGTTATATTCGTGTACAACAAGTAAGAACAATGATTGATGACAATGGTTTCTTGAGAAGAAAACCAGTTAGTGCATTAATCCCAGGTACAATATCTGAATTACAAGATTCTGGATTCTTTGCTGGACAACAACTTGATGGTAAAATTGTAGTTGAAGAATCATTTGAACCTTTCAATGAGAAAACACCAGAACGTGATTTAAAAATTGCAGGTGAAACAGGTATAGTATGTACATTTGGTGGTTTACCTATCTACAGAAGAACTAAGTTTTCTTTTGATAGTAATGCAACAGATACTTTAATTAAACATGATAATGTTGAAGAATTAAAAGCAGCATATGCTAGAAGTAAATCTTCTGCAATAGAAAATGCTCGTCCATCAGATGATTTCTCAATTGGTGGATAGTATTTAGTTTAGTTAGTATGAGAGGGGTAGAAATATCCCTCTCTTTTTATTTATGATTAAAATGTATAAAATGGAAAAGTTAAAACAACAGATTAGAAATTATCAATTGTATGCAGGTAAGACCTATATGCAATATGAACAAGATAAGTATTCAACTTATCAAAACTATTTGTATAAGAGAGCATTATATGGTCTAGATGCTCTTGATCAAAAAGAACTTGCTACTATATGTAGTAAGAAAAAACAACGGATTCTTAATGTGTATAAGAGAGCACAAAATGTATTGAATGTATTTAAGCAGAAGCTTACAATAGAATATACTAATAAACTCTTTGAATCATTATTTCCCAAAAGTAGTTTTACTAAAGAACTTTTAGGATTGTCTGAAACAGATGAAAAGTTCAAAAACACTCTAACTTTTAAAGATTTAAATATCACAAAAGATGATATTATTAGTATCTTTATAGCAGAAGGAATACTTCCTAAAAACTTTTTAAGTTTACAGGAAGCACCAGTAAATTTACCAATGTTAAAAAATCAAAGTGTATGAAAACATTTTATGACAAAAGAGGTGGTCTGGAACCTGGATATAGATCTAGCATAGACACCGTACAAGGAAGAGTTATTTGGAAAACAAAAACTCATTGGCTTATTTATGTACCTAAAGATGATTATTATCATTCAGGTATGAGTTGGCTACATAATGAAGACAGATATCACACAACCTTAATTGGATTTATTGTTATTCCAAAGGGTGTTGTGGTACACAGTTGTGATCTAGCTACAGGATTCTGGGATGGTCTTAGAACTTTATTAAGAAGTGGAAAAACTCCTGCTGTAACAAAATCAAAAGGTGAGTTTCCTGAAGAATTATTATAAATAAAAACCAAAGTTATGACAAGAGAAGAATTTGAAAAAAAAGTGTATGATTTAACTAATCAGTTAACAGAATTGGCAAGACAACTGCCAGAGAACCCTGAATTAGAGGATAGTCTTAATGTAGATGATTTTGATGCGAGTAAAGAGGCATTTATACTTTCTATTATGGCATTAGAAAATGATTTAGAATTTTTATCAGATACATACTTTGATGAAGCTTAAAACTTGTGATGGTTGCCAGAAGGAAACCGTGATATGGAAGAACCATGAGGGATTCAAATACTGTAAATATTGTTGGAGTTGCCAAAAAGCCATTAATAGTGACAGTTCACAGAAACCAACTGATTATAAGATCCCTCAGGTCTCTTCCAAAAGAAAAAAGAAGGACCAAGAGTATCTTAAACTAAGAGAAAAGCATTTATTGGTGAATAACCTGTGTCAGGTAAAGGTGAATGGATGTAGTCATGGTGCTACTGATATTCACCATACTTATGCGGGAGCTAATAGAGATGCATTTTATTTAGTTCAAAGTACATTTTTAGCTGTGTGTCGTAACTGCCATTCTTGGGTGCATTTGAACCCAGAAAAGGCAAGAATACTAGGATATTTAAAATAGTTTGCTATTATGTAATAATTGTCATATATTTGTAAAAAAATGTTATGAGAAGTTATTATGTATATATCCATGTTAGAACTGATATAAATGAAGTTTTTTATGTTGGAATGTCTTTAATTAGTAAAGAGGGATTAATTTATTCAAGAGCATATAGATCTGCTTTTGAAAAAAGAAAAACAGCTTGGCATAATTATGCAAGAATATGTCCATATAATGTTAAGATTGTAAAAGATAAACTTACTAAAGAAGAAGCTTTTAAATTAGAAATGAAGCTTATTAAAAAGTATGGTAGAAAAGATCTTAATACTGGAACTTTAATAAATCAGTGTGATGGAGGTGCAGGATTAAAGAATCCAGGTCCCCAGTTGAAAAAAAAGATACAACATTCCAAAAAGCATTTATCCCATGTTTATAAACAAGCTCAAAAACCATACAGTATTTCAGTAACTGCATATGATAAAGACGGAAACTTTGTTAAAACATATAGTAGTATAAATGATGCATGTAAAGATGTAGATTGTTTACATGCTGATATTACAAGAGCTATTAATGGTAGGAGACACTTAATTGCAGGTTTTCAATGGAGAAAATATGAAATTAAAGTTGGTATAGGTAAAGTACCTGAAAAGAAAAAAGCTAATAAACAAGTAGCTCAATATTCACATGAATCTTCTACTCCGTTGAGAATTTGGGAAAGTGCTTCTGAAGCAGCTAGAGAATTAAATATATCTAGAACAGGTATTAACAACTGTTTAAGACAAAAGAGCTATACAAGTGCTGGGTATATTTGGAAATTTATTTAACCTTTAACAAATAATAAAAATGACAAAAGAATTTGTACCGTATGAATTAGCTTCAAGAATGAAGAAAATTGGATTTGATGAAGAATGTATTGCATATTACCAAAAATCAGCTGTAATTGGAAATGATAATATACTACCTATTAGTTTTACAAACATGGCATCTGATTTTAATGATTATGAATATTCAAAATTAGGTGTACCATTTTACTCAGCACCAACTTGGCAACAAGCATTTAGATGGTTTAGAGAGAAGTATAAAATACATCACAGGGTAGATATTCAAGACCTTTCCGAAAATCTTTACGATTATGAAATTCTTGAAGTTTTAGATGGATTTAATGATACCTACACAGGCTCATCATTTAAAAGCTATGAAGAAGCACAAACAGCCTGTCTAGCTAATTTAATTGAAATTGTAGAACAAAAAAAATGAGAATAGAATGAGATAAATAGTAGTAAAGTGCTAATCCAGCAGATGCTAGGACCATGGGATGGTTAAAATGATTTTATTAATGATTTAAAAATTTATGATTATGAAAAAAGGATTTATTCAAATAGCTACAACAACAGATTATACATTGTTTAACTATTTACCAATGAACAGAGTTATTAAGTCTGCTCAAGTAGAATTACTAGTTCAAAGTATAAGAGCAATGGGCTTAACAAGACAAGTTATATGTATTAAGACATCTTGTATTGATGGTGTATTAAGAACCTATATTATTGATGGTCAGCACTTATTGCATGCTTGTCAAAGGGAAGGTATTCCAGTAAGATATGAGTACATTGAAGTTGTAGACCAGGAGGATATTGTTGCAAAAATGGCTTTTTATAACAATTCATCTGAGTCTTGGAAGCTTATGGATTATGTAAATGCCTGGTTGTATGTTCACCCAGATTATCTTACACTCAAAAAGTTCAAGAACTTATATAACTTAGAACCATTGATGATTGCTAGCATTTGTAGTAATACAGACAGTACTGTATTGTCAGGTTCTATTAGTGATATAATAAAGAATGGTAAATTTAGGGTTACTAATCCTAATTCTGAAGCTATGTGTAAAGACTTTAGTGATTTGTTTATAAAGATTGGTAAAGCTGATAGATGGGTTAAGCATAACTTTTTGAGAGTATTTATACAGGCTTATGGTGGTAAGAATTATGATCATAAAGCAACTTTGTTGAATATTGATGCTAATATTGCTACTATTAAAGCTATGACAGATGTATCTGAGGCTAATCAATTTATCCAAAGAAATGTATTTAATTTAATTTAGAATAAATATGAAAGGGAAACTAATTTTAAAACATAGAGGAGATTATGACTACTTTCTTCTTTCAAGAACTAAAAATTCAGAAGCTGTTCAAGCCTCTTTAATTCCTGATGATGAATTTGAACAAAAACTATCCAAACAAAACTGTGATGAGATATTTGGAGTAGTTGATGTTGAGAAGTTGGCTGAGGATCATCCGTTAGAGGTATCAAATGCTAGTCATGGTTTTGGAATTAAAGATGGAATAGTTTACGGCTTCAACAAAGCACTGGAGTTGAATAAAGACAAGGTGTTTACTTTGAAGGATGTTAAACAAGCTATATTTAATTTTGCAAATTATGACAGAAAAACTATTTCAGAATTAGACAGAATGGATATGGCTATCACATCTATCCAACAACCAACAGAAATTGAAGTTGAGATTGAGATGGAAAAAGTAGTTGATAAAACTAAAGTTATTGGTGCAGTAAAAGGGGTTAAGGGTAGTGGAGATAAAATTACAACCTATAAATCAGTACCAAAACTTGATGAGAATGGGTGTTTAATACTTAAAAAAATATGAATAGGCAAGAAGTCCAAGAAGAAGCAATCAAAGCTACTGAAGGTAAGTTGCGCAGTTCTGTATGTTTGGGCACAGGGGTCGGGAAGACCCTTGTTGGCCTGACACACATGGAACTCAATACTACTCCACTAATGAGATGTCTTGTAGTAGCACCAAAGAAGGCAATCTTCCAGTCCTGGAAAGATGATGCTGTGAAATTTGGTAAAGAAAATTTATTAGGTAGAATGACATTCACTACTTACTTAAGTCTGAACAAACACAATCCTAATGATTATGATGCTGTCTATTTGGATGAGATGCATAGTCTATTAGATAGTCACCGGGGATTCTTGCAGTTATTTAAAGGCAAGATCCTCGGTCTAACTGGTACTCCACCAAAGAGAGACTATTCAGAGAAAGGTAAGTTAGTAAATGAATTCTGTCCTGTAGTATTTACATTCAAAGCAGATGATGCTGTAGAGAATGGAATACTGAATGATTATCAGATTATAGTGCACCAGATTCAATTAACTGATCAAAAGGTGTATCCGGTCAAAGTAGGTAATAAACAGTATTTAGCATCTGAGATAGATAACTATACTTATTGGTCTAGAAGATTAGATGTAGGGTCAGGTAATGTGCATATGCTCAGAGTGATGAGAATGAAGGCTATGATGGATTATCCAAGTAAAGAAAGATATACTAAAAAGCTAATGGAAAGCATTAGTACCAAGTGTATTATATTTGCTAATACTCAAGCCCAGGCTGATAGATTATGTGAATACAGCTATCATAGCGGTAATAAGGAGTCTGAGGATAATCTAGAACTGTTTAAGAAAGGTGAAATTACTAAGTTATCTACGGTACTGCAGTTGAATGAGGGTGTGAATATACCCAATCTTAAGCAAGGTATCATTATGCATGCATATGGTAATGAGAGAAAAGCTGCACAGAGAATTGGTAGGTTACTCCGGTTAAACCCAGATGATAAAGCTATTGTCCACATACTATGTTATATGGATTCAATAGATGAAAAATGGGTTAAAGAAGCCTTGGAAAACTTTGACCAAACTAAAATTATTTGGAAAGATTTTAATATTTTACTATATTAGTAATATGGAAGAGTCAAGAACACACAAGCTAGTTATATATAATGATGACCTCAACTCATATGATTATATAATGGCATGCTTGATCAGATTTTGTGATCATGAAAGATTACAAGCTGAACAGTGTGCTGTTGTTGCTCATAATACGGGTAGGTGTACAGTAAAAAGTGGTGATTATATGGAAATGTTCCAAATTAAAGCTAACTTTGATGGTTTAGATATAAAATCAGAAATTAAGGATTATGCAGGTAATATGTATTGATAGCAGTGATAAACCAAAGAAGATCTCACCCTATGAATGGATAACTGAAGGTACTGTATATACAGTAGTGGAAATTGCTAAAATGGGTTTACAAGCAGGTAGATTTGGTTATAAACTAAAAGAAATACAGTTATCTGAGCAGTCCTTTCCTTATGAGTATTATAATGCAGAAAGGTTTCTTCCAATTGAACTTTTAGCAAAAGCACTAAAAGAAGAAAAGGTAGAGGAAATCTCTGCAGACTTAGAATTAATTTAAATATGGATGGTTATACAAAGGATGATGCTATACAAGCATTAAAAAATGTATTTCATGAGCCCCGTACTAGAGTATTTGTTGATCAAAGAAGTTATTTAATTGGTATTCTTGCATATAGATTTATGATGACTGAACATCAAATTGCTACTGCAGTTGGAATTAAAAGAGATATGGTTAACTATAACAAAAGATTAGCCATACAATTTCAAAATGATAAAGCTTATAACAAGAATGTCTATGTATATGCTCAGATGTTTCCATTTGATTTTAGCTCAGTAGAAAAATATGTAAGAACAGGGAGAGCTATTAGAGTAGAACTAGACTTAGAAAGAAAGTTATACAATAAGTTAAAAGCAGCTGGATCAATTCTTGGTCATAAGGACATAAGGACAACAATTAAATTATTCTTAGAAAAAAGTTTAAAGTTATGGGAAGAATGAAAGAAGTATGTATACAAATTATGGAAGAAAATGGAGGAATACCAGAGGGTATGACACTTGGAGATGTAGTTAGAATGAAAGAGTTAGAAATTTATAACTGGCAAGAATATGAAAGAAAGAAGGATAGAGTTAGATTACAATCTGCTGAACAAGAAAATTCAGGAGAGATTAGAAAAGTACAACAAGCAAACAAAAAATTCTCCAGCCACTACGGTGAAGCAAGAGAAGAAAAAAACAGTGAACAATGAAGAAGGTGATTAATTTAGTATTAGCAGTGTTAATTACAGGATGTATTAATGCTCAATGGAGTTATAAACTAATAGATAATGGTTTTGATGAACCATATAGAATTGCACATACAGCAGAAAATAATGGTGCTTTTCTTAAACTAGAAAAGGTTGATACCTTTGTTATATGGTATATCCAAGGTGGTTATTATTGTGATGATAAACCTGATATAGATGTAGTATTTGTTGTAAAAGGTGTAAATAAAAAATACAACCTAAAAGGTACAAAAAATGAAAAGAACAATGTAGTATTCTTTCCATGGAACTTAGACATAGATGAAAACTTAAATGCAGATTTTAAAGGTGCTTCATCAGTAAAAATCAGAATAAATGAAAGTTATTGTACATCAGAAGTATATGAGTTTAACATGGTTGGTGGCAAAGCTGCCTATGACTTTATGCTAAAATAATTAAAATATGCAAATATGAAAAAGATAATTAGTGTCTTACTGTTAAGTTTAGTCCTTTTAAGCTGTAAAAAAAAAGAGTGCAAATGTGCTGATGTAAAGGATAAAGATATTGATCATATGCTTAGCTCATCTGGTAATGTCATAGGAACTTCCTATACTATACTATTTTATGATCCTTGTATTCGTGAGTCCAGATGGGTAAGTGTTAGTGAGGAACTGTACAATAGCTTAGGACTTGGTGATACTTATTGTATACCTTAATGCTTCACTTTATTAAGTACCTAGTGGTATGGATAAGCCAAAACTTGTCCATACCATTCTGGATGGTAGGTCATGTGCACCTGTCCGTAAATATTTACCAAGACATATATGAGATATTAGCATCATTTGGTATGAATATACTAGTTGCTGCTGGATTTATTATTGATTATTTAGAACAAAAAAAAAAGTTATGAAAGAAGTATTATTAGCCTTGATGATAGGCCTGACAATTTGTTATGAGACATATGTATTACTTAAAACAAGAGGCTTTGTAAGAGCTCTGTATATACTACCTAAGGATTCAGAAGAGAAACGAGCAATAAGACTAACAAGTGGTTGTTTTTCCTTAATCTATCTTGTATGGTTGATTTTAGGTATGGCACTTAGTGGATTATGGTATGCATACTTAGTTATCTTTATATTATCTGTTTTGCAGTCTCCTGTAGCTAAATATTTTAAGAAACATGAGCAGTGGGAAGCTTTAATAGTATTTAAGAAAATAGACTGTGTTATATCTATAGCTATTCTTGTATGGTTATTCTTTGCACATTTTCATCCTGAAGTTCTTGGATGCTGGAAAATTAACCTTTAAATCAGAATAAGATGGTGGTTGAGAAAGTTACCAGAAAATCTATGATTATAAGACCAAGTGGGAGGAGTACTGATTTTATCAGTCCCTCCTTTGGTCATGGCTGTTTGTATAACTGTACTTACTGTTATATGAAAAGACATAAGCCGGAAGGATTATCTGTAGCTACAAATACTATGGATATCCTGACAGAAATTAATTCACATGCTTATTTTTCTACAGTAGAGAAACCAAATCAAACAGGAGAGTATGTAACCTATGATATCTCTTGTAATGAAGACTTTGCTCTGCATGCTAAATATCATGAATGGAAGACAATCTTTGGATTCTTTAGAGATCATCCACTTGCTATGGGTTCATTTGCCACTAAATATGTAAATGGAGAATTATTATTATTTAATCCAGAAGGTAAAATTAGAATAAGATTTAGTTTGATGCCTGAGAAATGGAGAAAGATTCTTGAACCTAATACAAATTCTCTTGATGAAAGACTTAGAGCTGTAAAATGGTTTATTGATGCTGGCTATGAAGTACACTTAAACTTTAGTCCTGTAATAGTACATGATGATTGGTTAACAGAGTATGAGTTCTTATTTGATATAATTGACAAACATTGTTATATGTATCATTGGCCACAAAACTCTATCAAAGCTGAAGTAATATTTCTTACTCATAATGAAGATAAGCATCAGTATAATCTACAGCATAAACTTCCAGGTGAAGATTTACTTTGGGTACCTAAAATACAAGAAAGTAAAGTATCTCAGTATGGTGGAAAGAATCTTAGATATGAACACAACAGAAAAGCAGATTACATCAAACAGTTTGTTGAGTTACATGATAAGATAATACCTTGGAATACAATTAGATATATATTTTAGTT